AGCTGTAGATCTGGAGCAGCACGGTGAGCGTGGTGGCCTTGGTTTCGGGTAGGACCCGCGCTCTGATCCCGCCTTCCCATAGCACCAGGTCGGATGCCCTCATCACGAACACCGGGTCCTCGTTATTGCCCGGCCCCTGGGTAACTGGGACGTTCGGGTCGGTGACCACGGGCAGACCGTGCATCGATCCCACGATCTGCTGGGAGGCAACGTCTGTGAGCACACCGGCGACGTTCATCGGAGCGTTCGCCGTGCCCAGGAACAGCGGCCGCTGGGAGGCGTCGAGCAGGGACAAAAACCAGCCCCAGCGCCTCGGGTGCATGACGATGACTTCCGGGGGCAAAAACCTGGTGCTGTGGATCGTCTGCACGGCGTTCGCGATCGCGCCATAGACGTGCTGGATGTCGATCGCGCTGGCCGCGATCGTCGTGATGCCGGGTGTGAGCTGGATGCCCAACACCTGGCCGTTGGCCCCGCTGCCTCCGATGACCTGTTGATCCGTCTGGGCGGCGTGCGCGGCCACCAGGTCACGAAACACCAAGTCGTCGAACGCGATCGGCGACTGATCGATCAGCTGAATCGCTACGGCTTGCTGGCCGCTGATCGTCCGCACCGGCGCGTTGATGAACGTGTCGGTGAGGTCGACATCCACGACGGGCTGGTTGTCGGCGGTCTGCACGCCAACAGCGGTCCCGGTCAGGATCTTCGGGATGTTGATGCTGTCGGTGCCGCCGGGTAGTGGTTGGCGTTGGCAGACGTTGGCGAAAGCTCGTCCGGGCCTTGCCAATTCGACGTACTCATTCATCAGCCAGGCGGGCGGCACCGCGTAACCGCCCTGCCCGTCCACGCGGGAAAGATCGCGGTGCTCTTGGAAGGCGGGATGATCGACGACCTGCTCGGCATGGGAGGCCAGCCTGGCGCGGGACTCGCCGTCGCTATCCAAATTCAAAGACAGTCGGATCAAATCGCGGCACCAGCTTTGGCGGGGGTCGCCGCGCCGGTAGATGAGGTCGCGTGCATCAGCGTTCATGGTGTTCCTTGAAGTAGTGGTCTGAGTCGGGTACGACAGGCGCGACAGGTGCGCCGGCAACTGGGCGCGCGCCAACTCGCCGCGCATCTCGGCGATGCGGTCGTCGAGGCCCTGCAGGTCGGAAATCGCCTGCCGGTGGCGGAAGGCCTCGCCCTCGTTGAGGGTCTCGCGTCCGGCGGCGCGGCATTCAAGCAACATGTTCTCGGCGGCGGCGCGGACCTGCGCGCGGCGGGCCACGAGTTTGTTGAGCATTCCTTGGGAGACCTCGCCCATCGTCAAGCCGTCCTTATTTGGGCAGGGGAAATGAAGACGGCCCGGCCGTGCCGGCCTGCGACCTACCGCCGGCGAATCGCGAGTGCCTCGGGGACCGTGCCGGTCTCGCCCCGCCCGTTACGCCGGGCGATTCGACTCGCCGTGGTGAGGCGCAGCGTAGTCCCGTCCGCCGACAGCCGCCAGCACAAACGGACGCGCGTGTCGCGGCGCCGGGGATGCGGTCGCCGGGCACGGACGGAGCGGGAGGAACCCCATGCGAAAGGCCCGCTCCGAACGGCGACCGCCCCGGAACGCGGTGGCCGACATTTCACCGCGCGTCGGATAACCCCGTCGCCTCCTTCGCCGCAGAAAAAGGGGGCCTGCGGCTGAAGTCGGGTGGCGCGGCGAGGGGTCCGGTGTAGCCGGTCCGGCCCGCCGCGCCAGTCTCAGTCTGGAGGTCGCCGGGCGGGATGAGGAGATGGCGCGCCGGGAAGGTGCAGCCTCCCTTGAGTTTTCGGCCGTGGTTTGGCCTGTAGCGCGATAGCGGCCTGCCGGGTGTTTGGTATTACACGGGTGGGATTCGTCGCGCCCGCGTGGCGTACGGCCCGATTAAGGTACGACCCTGGCCAGTTGGCGCGCCAGCGCCAGCGCCTGGCCGCGCGCCATCCGGTTGCCGAGGTTGCCGCACGCTATCGGCGCTGGCACCAGCGGCTCATGTGACCGCATCCGGGTCTCTGATCAGCGCCAAGACTTGCGGACGCAGATTGCCGAATCCGCGGCAACGGCGTATCCACGCCACCGGCCAATCGTAATTGCTTATCGGTCGACCCCACCCGTGAATCCGCGTCGTCAAGTACACGCCGGGGACTTCGCCCAGCGCCTTCTCCAACGGCTCGAGCAGGCGGGGGTCGGCGTCGGTGTAGGACGCCGCGATCTCGAAGTGGTCCGCACACCTCGCCGGACACCGGCGCTCGTCGTGATCGCGTGGCGTAATACGCACGAACGGTGCCTCAGGTTGCCGGGGCAGGGCGGACTCCAACCGGCGCTTCAGTTCGGATGGCTTCATCGGTTCTCCTTCTCCGGCCAGCTGCTCGCTGGCCTGGTCTGTGGGTGACTGGCCGCCAGTCCATCTCGGCCATCCGTTTGGAGAGCAAGCTGGCCCCTAGTGCCGTACCCCAGCCAAGGCAACGACGCCAACCCGGGGTCTGTAGCTGGTTGCCTTTTGTCCGCGTTGCTGGCGCAACGCAGACCCGCCATGAAAAGGAACAGGCGTGATTAAGCAATCAGCTTGTGAGAACGACAACGCTTTGTGAGAACGCGCGAAGGCGCGTTCGAAGGGGTCTGGGCGGAGCCCAGGCGTGGCACTCACGCAGCGTTCAAGCAGCAACGGTGAGCGAAGCGAACCCGTTGCCTGGGTACATGGGCTATGGGTTCTACTTACGTAAGTAAGTACATACCCATAGGTCCCAGTGGGACATTCGTGGTTTGTCCCAGTGGGACATTTCCAGTTTGCAGCAGGTAGCGGCGGTTTCATTGCCGACCATCCCGTGCACGCTGGGCGGCCTTTCTCTCGCGCTCTTTGCGCCGCAATTCGCGTACCGCGCCGGGTGTGTTTCCCTTCTGGAGAACCACGAAGCGGTATCCGCCGTCCACCCGCTTCCACTTGCCCACCGAGACGAGGTAGGAGGCGGCGCGCCTACCGCCCCGGATGCTGTCCACGAAATAGCCGGGAATGAACCAGTCGTCTGGGACTGCCTCCTCGCCGTAGCGGTTGCGAAGCTGGTTCATCACAAACGAACCCGCCATGTCGTATAAGCCCTTTGCGGCGAGATTGGTCAGCCAGTCCTGGTCGGTGCATTCCTCGTCACCTATGTTGAAGTACATGGGTCGATTGCCTTTCTGCGCCCCTGACCCATGACTGCCGCCCATGTGACAGACTTGTCTTGCGCGAATTGGTTGATTTGCATTGGACCGCACCGGTTACGACCCGGTGCGGTCCGCTTTTTCTGGGGCTCATGACGCACCCGCTTCGGCTTCTGCGAACGCGCACTCAAACTCGTTCAGCCGCTGGCGAATTCGCGCGCTCCTCTCCACGGCGTCGGCGATGGGTAACTCCTCCGCGTACTGGACGGCGATGAGGAGGTCGCGCTCCGCGCAGTCGAGGCAGATCTGTGCCAGCGACCGGGTGCGGTCGGACAACGGCTTCGGACGACGCCTGGGCCTGCGCGGGTCGACGACGCTCGGGCCGAGCGGCCCCCCCTCCGGCTGGTCGACATCGGACGCCACCGGCGGGCAGGAGCCCAGCCCCAGCCCGTCCCGTCGGTTGCGCTCCTCCCAGGTTTCATGGGCGTCGTCGTCCGAGACGTCGTGGGTCGGCACCGGCTCGGCCATGCTCCACTGCGGCGGCACGTAGTACGGCGGGGTGCTGTGATCGACGGGATGGTAGAAGTCGGCCCATTCCGCAGAGGGCAACTCGACCTCGTCACCCAGTGACACCGGCACGGCCAGACCCTCGGCGCAGGCGTTGTCCCAGGCCCGCCAGTAGCTGATGACGGTGGTCTTGGAGCGCAGGCCGTGAATGCCGCGACGCGCGTATTGCGCTGGCGATAAAAGGCCAGATTTGGCCATTTCGGCGGTCGGTCGGCCCTGGCCGTCCTGCACCCGCACCCTCGCGTAAACGAGGGCGGCCCTGCGCCACTCGACCGACGTCGCCAGCTCACCCAGCTCGCCTGCCAGGGCGTCAGCCTTGCGGGGGTCGGCGGGGATGGCGAACGTTGGCCCGGGGCTAGCCATCGGCCGCATCACGACGACCGCCCGGCGCGCAGGAGCCCGGCGATTTTGTCGATCACCTCGTCGGACGGACGAGGCCACCTGGCCACGATCTGCTCGACGTACTGGGTCAGCCGCACTTCGGCGAGCTGGCGTCGGCAGTCTTCCAGCACCGGGTCGCCGGCGGCCCGCTCGCCGTTGTTCACAGCGCGGGTCAGCGCGGCAACACGGGCGCGCAGGCGGGTCACTTCTGGAGTAGGGGTGGCGCGAGCCATGGGGGTTCTCCCTCGGGTGGCGGGGAACCGCTGCAGAACCGGCGCTATCCAAGCTCCGGTTCGCCGTCTGCGGCTATGCCAACCAGGTGAAATCCCACCAAGGGGGCCCTACTGGCTCTGCGTCCGTTAAGGTGCGGCGCGGTGTAGCAACGGCTAACGCTAGCACCCGTCAGTGGCCGTAGCCAGCAGCGGGCTGTGTTATACCAAGCCAACATCCCCCGCCGGCGAGGTAAAGATCAGTGTCCCGTCAGCCAACTGCCGTTCGTGCCAGCCCAAAAAGGTCTTGGCCAGGTGGTGCTAGCGAAATGCTGAAGTGTGTTTT